GCAGATGTGTGTGTCTTGTGGGAACCTTTCCTGGATAGATGAAACAATCACTTGCCCAGGATGTCAGTCCCAGGTGTTTGAGGATGTACTATGACCACGCGAAGACAGCTTGCGGACTCTTGGGCTAGGGCAGTTACGTACTCATTGGAAAACGATAACGAAATCCCTATTCAACGTGCAAAGGGGGTACAGGTCATTGGTAGCCCACGTCTCCTCACATTCGTCATCAGTCTAAAGAGTCCTAAGGACCTGTCCGCGACCTTAAAGTTGGAAGAGGAGATGGCCCTTAGGATGGGCGCAAGCTCGTGTCGCATATCTCGGCAATACGGCGATGTAGTTGTTGAGGTCCCACTCCCGAAAAGTCTATGGGGTGTACTAAATGCCAGTACGTTGACATTGGGCAGGGGTCTTTGGTTATCGCTGGGACAGACCTCTCTAATGAAGCCGGTCACCTGCAAGCTGGATATACCGTGTATTGCACCGGTGCTGGTAGCTGGTCGAACTGGTTCCGGTAAGACTGAGGCACTAAGGTTGATAATTTGGCAGTTGGCAAAGCAGAATGAGCCCGAGGATTTGCAGTTAGTTTTGTTCGACCCAAAGCGAAGTAGATTTGAGGCTTTTTCTAGGCTGCCTCATCTGGCGATGCCGATACTGCATTCTACCAAACAGTCGTTCAGCGCCTTGCGATGGTTGATGCTAGAGTTAAACAGGCGTCTTAAGTCAGGGGAAACTCATCCTAATATTATTTTTGTTGTAGACGAACTAATTGAGATGTTGCGAGCGAATGAGGCCGTTGCTGGTGGGTCATTGGGTAGGTTAGCGCAACTGGGGCGTGAGCGGGGTATTCATTTAATTTTAGCTACGCAGCGTCCTGATAGAAAATACATGGACAGACTGGCCGCAGCTAACTTGGGTTTGAGGCTGGTCGGGCGTGTGGCAGATGCTGTGGAGGCTAATGTAGCTTGTGGATGTGGCAATAGTGGGGCACACAAATTATGCGGTCAGGGAGATTTCCTGGGGGTAGTTTCTGGTAGTATTCAGCGGCTGGCCATTGCCTTGGTTTCTGATAAGGATCTAGCAAAACTTCCTGCAACAGAAGAACCTCCAAAGATGCCTCACATCGGCGAAGTGGATTTGGCTGGTATGGTGGACGAGCAGTATAAAAATGGTAGTGTGTTCACCCCGGCTGAGTATGCCGCTAGTCTTTCCGGCGTTGGCATAAGTAGACTAAAGAGAATGTTAAAAATCGGTCAGCCACGGGCAACCCGTCTGAGGCAGACTTGGGCGGAGCCTGTGTTGGAGGAGCTAAAACGGTTAGGATATTCTGTATGTAAGAGGTGAAGATGAAGAGAAAATCTAATGGTAAGGAGAATGGAAGCACTAACTGGTCTGTGATACTGTTAATCTTCTGTATCGCCGTTTGTGTTCCTGGTGTGGGAATTTTTGCATGGCGGGCAAGTGAGGTTATGTCCGACAGTGACCTTAAGGTATTGACGGGGGTTTTGATTGCGGCTCTTTTGTTTGTTGTCAACACTGCCGTATTAAGCCTATTTCTAGTAGCCTACTCCCGCTTGCGGAGAACGGAGGAGGTCGAGGAGTCCAAACGCGAGCTGGATGTACTAAGACTTACGCTTGGTCAGCGACCAGAGACTAAATATAACTATAACATTCGTCCCGGTCAGCCAGTTCCCTATCAGGTTCCCTATGGGCAGACATATCCCCAGCAACCTATGGCTGAGGCACCACCCAAGGTCGAGTATATTGACAATGGTGAAGTCAATCTAGGAGGATAAGATGGCTTTAATGATACGCTGTAGCAAGCATGATATAGGATACGTCGCTGCTGATCTATATCCTGCGTGGTGGCACGAAGCTGGTATTCCGGCATGTCCCCGATGTCGTCTCGAGTGGATAGAGGAACATAAGCACGAATGGGATTTTCCAGTTCCTTACGAGACAATGTGGGCAAATGCTAATCGAGCTGCCGAACTGCTGCGCCGGTTTAGCAATCCAGGAGGCTAAATGCGACGATATCTAGTATATCTATGGTACATCATACTTCACAAGTGGTACGTCTTTCTCCAGTGTTGTAAATTTGGCATCCCTTGGCTCGGCATAGTGCACGACTGGAGCAAGTTTCTACCGAGTGAGTTTATCCCGTATGCTCGCTATTTCTACAATCCGGACGGGTCGCACAAACAGATTAGAAATGAGACGGGATATTACAAGCCTACCGATACCGGCGATGGTGCATTTGACTTTGCTTGGTTGCTTCATCAAAAGCGCAATAGGCATCATTGGCAGTGGTGGGTTTTGCCGGAAGATGGTGGTAGTATAAAGGTGCTCCCAATGCAAAGGAAGTGTCGTCTTGAGATGCTCGCCGATTGGATTGGGGCAGGGCGTGTTCAGAAAACTCCCGATACGGCTAAGTGGTATGAGAAAAATAAAAATAAATTGACTCTCCATGTTTCAACGCGGGCTTGGGTTGAGAACGCCCTAAAGAGAATGTGATGATTCAATCGGGAGTCTATGCTATCACTAATTTATCTAATGGTAAGGTTTATATCGGTTCTACTATTGGCTTTGAGAAGAGGTGGAATCAACATAGATCTGACTTGCGAAGCTGTGTTCATCATAATATCTATCTTCAGCGTTCCTGGAACAAATATGGCGAAGACGTCTTTGAATTTGGCGTTTTAGAATATCTTGATAACTTTGGGGGTCTTCCTTCAGCTGAGCAGTTCTGGATGGATATTTATCGGGAAGAAGGCAGGGAACTTTACAATATAGGTGAGTGTGTAGATTGTCCATGGCGTGGGCAGGAACGGTCTAAGGAACATAAGCGCAAGTTGAGTGAAGCAAATTTAGGCAAGGTCTTGTCTGAAGAAACTAGGCAAAGGATGAGTAACTCTGGGAAGGGTAGGGTATTTTCCAAGGAGCACAGACGTAGGATTGGTGATGCTCGTATGGGCATGGTATTTTCTGAGGAGCATAGGCGTAGGCTAAGTAAGGCTGGGGCTAAGTTCTATCCAGATTTTATTCATGAAGAGACTGGAAAAATAATACCAGCTGGCCGCAATCTAAAAGCATTGTGTAAAGAACAAGGTCTAACACAACAACGCATGAGTGAGGTCAGTCGCGGCAAGCGTCTTTCTCATCGTGGTTGGATGCTTTTATCCTCGTAAATATACTTCGTAAGGTAAGAATTCTTCAACTTGACTATTTGACAAAATGTGGTATAATTATGTAAAGTAAAAATTTCGTGTATTTATGTGATTCGGGCCCACGCTACTGGAACTGTATACATGTATCTTTTTCGGTAGCAAAATTTGATGACTATGCCAGAACTTACAAAGGATGTCTCAAAACAAATCCAGCCAGTTCGCCTCCAGAGACCGCTAGGATATACTAAATGGAGTGCTCGAACACGTCTTGGGTCACTCACGTCCCCACAGATGCAGCGGCTCGGTAATGAGGGTATACCTGGTCTTTGCAAAAGCACCTTAATTGACCAATCTGTGGCTGGGCTTAGTTGGGAGATACTAAATCCATCCGGTGGTCGGGATGCTAACACGGAATTCTACACCATGCTTCTCGAGCAATGTAATGATGGTGAGGGGTTTGGGCCATTTGTTAGTCGTATAGGTGATAACATACTTACAACGCTAGAGGGTGGATTATTTGAGATTGTCCTAAGTGACGACGAGATACCTATTGCACTTTACAATGTAGATTCAACCACGATGCGAAGAACATACGACGTCGACAGGCCGTGGGCACAAGTAGTTGGTAGTTTACCGCCGGTCTTTTTCAGTAATAATGAGATGGCCCATCTTTTATGGCATCCTGGCACTGTGATGGGCAGTATGAAGCTTAACACCACGCCAATACAGTTGGCGTATATGTACATTTGTATTTTAGCGGCGTCAGATGACTGGAATTTAGACCTATTATCAGATCCATTCCCTGCTGGTGTTTTATCTTTACCAGGTGCAACAGAAGAGGAAGCAACAGCGTTCCAGAAGTCTTGGGACTATGCTATTCAAGGTGGTAGTTTACGGGACCTTGCTGTTATTTACGGGCTAGACCTAAAACAGGCCCAGCACATTAAGTTCACCAGACCGCCGACGGACATGGCGTTCGAGATCACGAATCATTGGTATGCATCCCTGGTTGCAGCGGCATTTGAGATGTCGGTATTGGATATCTCTATTTTGACTAAGGTCAGCACGAAGGCCGGTGCGGAAAGTCAGGCGGAGCAGTCGTCTCAGCAGGGGCAGAGAAAACTTCGTAAAGTTACGGCAGATTCTTTTGCAAACTGGGTGCTACCAGAAGGATACACGTTCAATTGGATAGTGCCGAAGCCAGAGGACGAGGAGACACAAGCAAATGCACTGGAGAGTAGGGCTAGGGCAGTATATTACTTAGTACAGGCTTTGGGCGAGGAACGGGGGCCGTCCGTAGCAGAAAATATGGGCATAATTAGTGGTGGCAAGGCCCAGCCCCCAGAGTTACTTAAGTCTGAAGTAGCAGATATGGTGATCCGGTCTGATCTTAAAGGTGTAATGTCCTTTTCTGTTTGGGAAATAATTCAAAACTTAACTGTATACAATTCTTTAACGCCGCCAGAGGAGTTATGGGGCAAAGACTTGCTCGAATGGGTTTTAGAGACGTATAAGGGCGAGTTGATGTCCGCTTTAGAGATATGCTTGATGGAGATGGAAGAGGATGAGGTTTTGGCGTTAGCCTCCTTTGAGAAAAGTTATGTAAAGTCGCTCAAAAGGGCATCTGCCAGGGCATTTGTGGCTGGCAAACAAGACGACGCCGAAAGTTTAGCCGCAGCAGTGGCGATTGCGTTATTGGCGTTTACAGTAGCGGAATTGGCTACAATAGATGAAGCCGTTGAACAAGATCATGGATACTTTGAGGGGTTCTTGGAGAAACTAAAAGAGGAAGGACCAGAGTATGGTCGGGCGACGTGGAGAACGAGCCTATACAGCGAACTCCCGTTAAAGCTTTTCAACATGGGTGTTGTGTCAAGTATGAATCCTGAGATTGATTTGGTAGACGTGAAATATGGTGGGTCCGAGAACCCTTGCGCAGTTTGTCCTACGATGTGGGGAACTTATACCTTTGAAGAGTATGAGGCAGCGGGCGGGCCGCCAGCTAATTGGTGTCTTGGGCATAATAATTGCCATTGTTCAGTAACTATTAAAAGAGGGGCTAGAAAATACTAATGATAGTCTCGGGTGTTTATGCCATAACTAATTTGGAGACCGGCAAGGTTTACATTGGGTCTACCATTAATTTCAATTACCGATGGGGTCGTCATAGAGATGACCTACGACATAATCATCATCACAATATTCATCTTCAACGTTCTTGGAATAAATATGGCGAAGAGATATTTGAGTTTAGTGTTCTTGAGTATCTTGACGATATTAATGAATTGGCCAAAGTTGAACAATTTTGGATGGATATCTATAGAGAAGAAGGCAGAGATCTTTATAATATAGGAAAGTATGTGGATTGCCCTTGGCGTGGTAGAAAGTTTTCTGATGAACATAGACAAAAGTTAAGTATGGCCAAAATGGGTATTAAGCGTGGTCCTATGTCCAAGGAGCACAGGTGTCGAATAGGTGATGCTAATAGGGGTAATAAACTACCTCCTATGTCCGAGGAAGCGAAACGCAATATGTTTCACAAGGGCATGTTAGGTAAGAAGCATACTGAAGAATCTAAGCGTAAAATTAGCACATCTAAGACGGGTAAGAAACTTGGACCTGTGTCTGAAGAAGCTAGGCGTAATATGATCATAGCTCAAAGAGCAAGACGGGCTAGGGAATCTTATGTATTAGATTGTACGTAAGGAACATGGGCTGGTAGTTCAATGGGAGAACGCCGGTTTTGCAAGCCGAAGATATGGGTTCAAGTCCCATTCGGTCCACATAAGGAGATATAAATGAAGTCAGTAGCCGAAGAAAACATAAAGCCGGCCAATCTATGGTCAAAAATTCTAGCACAGGTCTTGGGAAATAATCCGTATATGGGGACCAATGATGATGAACAAACAATTATCAAATGCCCGCGTTGTGAGACCTGGGAGCTCGATATGAATTATATAACACTTAGTATTTCACC